TATGCCCTCACTCCTCGGCAACGAGGCGAAGCCAACAGTATTGTACACTGTTGTCCCTGAGTCCGCTACAAGCAATGGAGAAGACGATACTACATTCTTCTTTGACGCGGATTGCCGCCTCAACACTCTCATAGCAGGGGGAGGGTTTTACCAACACCACTTGTGGGATTACGCCCAAGATTCGGTTATCGCGACTGGCCGAAACTTCCTGGGAATCCCGACATCTGTCACCGCCTATGCCATCGAGCGTAAGCAGGTGTCAAAACACCGACAACTCGTCCTACTCACGCCCATGCGCCGTTTTACAGGCATTGGAGCATTGTTTGCCTACTTTCTACTTGATGGGAAGCACTTGCAAAGATTTTTACCCATAGTACAAACAAAGAGTCAGGAACCATACATAAGATTTAACGTCCATAAGAATGACCAAACTTATGTCACAACCGCCTTACCTGGAAACCTGCTTTCTGCAACTGTGCCCGTCCATGTCGACGAAGCCATTGCCGGAGCAGCGAGACTAGGGTCTACCACTCTCCAACTACCAACATCAGTTTCGTGGTTAGGAAAAGAGAAGCGTGCCGAAGCGATCGTGCTCACAGAGTATCATCGAAACAGCACCCGTGATTTGAAGCGCCACACGGTCTTCCCTGTAAAGGAATCAGTCCGTGCATACCACTACGATGTGCGCAATCACAACCAAGACAACAAGGCTAAGCTCCAAGGGTACATGACACCCCTGGTCCATGGTGCTTTCAGTCCTGCGATGGGACCAGAAGCTGAGCAAGCGTGCGTTGACGGACGTATAAACAAGTTCAAACGTGAGGAACCACGTGGTCACGATTTCCGTGACATATGCATGATCGATTTTGCCAACGAAATCATGCGGGGTACTCAATGCCTCTCTCCGGTTTGTGTCGAGACCGTTGAGGAAAAACAAACGAGATCAGGACAGAAACAGTCCTTAGCTAATGCCTTTGTATCAGGACCTTACATCATGAAAATGCTCAAATGCTTCATCAAAGCAGAAGCATACGCTGATGTTAAGGATCCACGTTCTATATCTACCTACAATGACGTGGACAAACTAACAATGTCCCAATTCGCTCTCGCGCTGTCAGCCCATCTGAAACAATACAAATGGTATGGTCCTGGCATGACACCGAGGGAAGTAGCAAACCGAATGGTTGAAATATGCACAGGCGCCAATGAATTCGTCAACTTATCAGATTATCATCGGATGGATGGAACAATCACCCATACCTTGAGAAAAGTCGACCACATTGTTATGAAATTAGCCTTTCCAGATCATCGTTTAGAGGTCAATGAGTTATTAAAGACAAATGCAGACAACCCGGGAAAATTTTCCGAAGGAACAACGTTTGAACAAGGACCTGCGCATGGTTCTGGATGCCCTGCAACGAGTGTGTTCCAGACAATGCGAGCAGCCTTTTGCTCTTACTTCGCCTACCGCAATACGCCCAGCCCGAGTGGACAGAAATACACCTCTAGTGAAGCATTTCAGGCCCTTGGCTTACACCTTGGTGACGATGGAATCGATGCTGACCTACCCGTTGAAAACCATGAATGGGCAGCAACAAAGCTGGGACTTATCCTCGAAGCTGCCACTGTGTCACGTGGAGATCGCGGAGTCAACTTTCTGGCTAGGTACTATTCGTCCAATGTGTGGCATGGTGCACCTGACAGTATGTGTGATGTCAAAAGACAGCT